CTCCTTGACTGCCTGTAGCTCCTGTGTCTCCTTGACTGCCTGTAGCTCCAGTATCTCCTTGAGCTCCAGTATCTCCTTGACTGCCTGTAGCTCCTGTGTCTCCCTGAGCACCAGTATCTCCTTGAACACCAGTATCTCCTCGACTGCCTGTAGCTCCTGTGTCTCCCTGAGAGCCAGTATCCCCTTGACTGCCTATAGCCCCAGTGTCTCCTTGACTGCCTGTAGCTCCAGTATCCCCTTGACTGCCTGTAGCTCCTGTATGACCTTGAGCCCCTGTTTCTCCTTGACTGCCTGTAGCTCCAGTATCCCCTTGAGATCCTGTATGACCTTGAGCCCCTGTTTCTCCTTGTGCACCAGTATCTCCTTGGCTGCCAGTATCTCCTTGACTGCCTGTAGCACCTGTGTCCCCTTGACTGCCTGTAGCCCCAGTATCACCCTGAACCCCAGTATCTCCTTGACTGCCTTGACTGCCTGTACTACCTTCACTGCCTGTACTGCCTTGACTGCCTGTACTGCCTTGACTTCCTGTACTGCCTTGACTGCCTTGACTGCCTTGACTTCCAGTACTACCCGTTGGACCAAGTAGAGATAAGAGAGATGGCCACGCAGGAGGAGGCGTTCCAAATGGCGAATTAGTAACATAGGTTGCCCCTATATTGCTGGCTACCAGTGCATTCGAACTAGAATCTGTCAAATACGTACTTGGAGAATTTGTTAAAAGTAGAAGCTGGGTTCCTGAAATATTACTTAATACTGCAACAGTAGGAGTAAAGTTACTCGTATAGAGTGCCGTACCAACGACTATACGAAAATTCGTCAAATATCCCTGGAAACCAATCGAATCAAGGGTTGAGTAATTTCCAAGTGTAAACTTCGTGGTAGGATCGTTAAGATTTGATGTAGATGTTCCTTGAACATCTGAATAGCCATTTATATAACACCTGAACGCTCCATTTGACGCACGCACAACAGCAAGATGATTCCAGGTATTTGCTGAGAAATTCCCAGAATTTCCTGGTAAACCAATCCCTTGATTTATTTCAGTGCCTGCTACATAAGTTCTTACATAACCAAATCGATTATCGGGAGGATAGGGACCACCAGCTAATTGAACTGCAATCATCCGTGGTGAAGTGATAGTTGAATTGTACAGTGAAAATACAGTAGACCCTGCCAAAGAAGGGGGAAAATATAGCCACGTTTCAATAGTAAATGCCCCAGAACCCAGTTGTATACTGTTGAGGGGATATTGTACTGCATTTCCTGCATTTGGATTTGTTCCAAAATCAAGACTACCAACTTGATAGGATGATACCTTCGGCCCATACATTTCACCACTTGTGGCATTAATGTAATAATCTCCTACATTTCCATCTGTAAAAGGAGGATCCGTCTGACCTGATAGTATTCGATTGCCTTGACTTCCTTCACTGCCTTGAGTGCCTGTAGGACCTTGATTGCCTTGAGATCCTTGACTGCCTTGACTGCCTGTGGGACCTTGACTGCCAGTACTGCCTTGACTGCCAGTACTGCCTTGACTGCCTTGACTGCCTTGACTGCCTTGAGCTCCCGTGTCTCCCTGAGAGCCAGTACTGCCCGTGGCACCTACAGAGCCTCCTGCGCTGCCACTCGAATGTACAGCCCCATATAATACAGATGCTGTTGTATTGTTTATTTTAATATACTGTGGAATAGGGAGTGTAGCCGGCTTCACGTTTGTGCAATAGGAGGGTGCATTCGTTGCGCTATAGTATAATACATCTCCTATATTTCCTGGTAAAGTAAATTCGAAATTTGCGATAACTCTCCCAAAGGGACGCACGTAAAGATTTCCCAATTCGGGCTGATTTACAGAACTAACTGTTCCAAATGCCTTTTCAACATGTTCTGAATTCGCTGGGTCAATTGGGATAAAACAATATGGCCCAGTACCGCCCAGTTGACCTATATATACAATTTGTCCTAAGGAATACGATGAATAATCTATCGTTTTATTATTAATATCAAAATTATAATATGTCTCTATAAAATTTCTATAAGAGAATCTACCAATGGCATCACTCAGCCATAGCCCCCCTAGAGCCTGAAAGGTGGCATATGTTATAATAGCCTTACCATCTTCAGAAACTGCAAATATAATACCCTGTGTGGTATTACCTACAAGAGGAGCATTTAATCCTGCTTGACTAATATCACTATATACATTATATAAATCAACATCGCGCAATACTACAACAATTGAAGATGGACTACTATTGTCTATAATATCAACAATTAGATATGCAAGACCGGTTGATTGTAAAAACCATTGCCCAACTTCAACTCCCGTTCCATCGGATTGATATTGCGGGGTTGAGTTTGATATAGCTTGTATTTCAATGGTTACTTGAAACTCGTAATCTACCCCATCATATAAGCCGCCCGCATTACTATATTGTCTTATCGACACGCTGGAGGATACATATCCTCCCACCGCAAAGGGAATGCTGGGAATTGTGGCCATTTTCTATTAGAGCTTCTCAAATAATAAACGACCTTGCCGAGTAATCAAACACAAAATAAAACGAAACAGATGCAGCTGAACCTGTAAATGCACCTGTCATACCAGAAACTAGTATCGTATTTGAGCTAAATGTTACATAATTGCCTGATGTACTTGCTACACTGATAGCACTTGTTGAATAATATGCTGGCGGCCCAGCATAATATACAATTCTTCTAAAATTTGTAAATGTACCTGTATTACTCGAAGGATATGTAATAGAAAAATAAGTGCCCGTTGTTTGAGCAACACCGAAAGGTAATGTGGGTGCTAAATTGATCGTCCAACCGTTTGTTGTAAGCGATTCACCAGAAGGATCTGCGGTAGATGTAAGAGAGGCACCCGTTATAAGAGCAGTCGTAGTACCACCAAGAAGTAATTTAATAACATATGGACCATTCATATTTCCAGAACCACCGCTCGCACTAGAATTAATGGTAACTATTCCCGTACCACTTGAAATCGTTATATTAGTACCTGCAACAATCGATGATACGCCACCTGCAGGACCTACAGGACCTGTAGCACCGGTATTTGATGCTACGCCTTGAAGACCCTGTGTGCCGGTTGGACCTTGGGCGCCAGTAGGCCCCGTAAACCCTTGAGATCCAGAAAAACCTTGAGATCCACTTGATCCCGTAGGACCTGTACTACCTTGAGCACCTGTACGACCTTCAGGACCCGTAAAACCTGTGGCACCCGTATTTGTTGCTGTACCTGCAAGACCCTGTACACCTATAGTACCTTGATTTCCCGTAGGTCCCATAACACCTTGGGTTCCAACGGATCCTTGAGATCCAGTTGCCCCTGTATGACCTTGAGCACCCGTAAAGCCTTGAGAACCAACAAATCCTTGAGTTCCAGTTGCCCCTGTACTACCTGTGGGACCTTCATGACCCGTAACACCTTGAGAACCAACAAATCCTTGAGTTCCAGTTGCCCCTGTACTACCTGTGGGACCTTCAGGACCCGTAAAGCCTGTAGCACCCGTATTTGTTGCTGTACCCACAAGACCCTGTGCACCAATACTACCTTGTACGCCTGTGGGTCCCATAACACCTTGAGATCCAGCAAATCCTTGAGAACCAGTTGCCCCTGTACTACCTGTAGTACCTTGAGCACCCGTAAAGCCTTGGGGTCCAACCAATCCTTGAGATCCAGTTGCCCCTGTACTACCTGTGGGACCTTGAACACCCGTAAACCCTTGAGGTCCAACCAATCCTTGAGATCCAGTTGCCCCTGTAGTACCTGTGGGACCTTGAGCACCAGTAAAACCTGTGGCACCTGTATTTGTTGCTGTACCCACAAGACCCTGTGCACCAATACTACCTTGTACGCCTGTGGGTCCCATAACACCTTGAGATCCAGCAAATCCTTGAGGTCCAGTATGCCCCGTAGTACCCGTGGGACCTTGAGCACCCGTAACTCCTGTAGCACCTGTATTTGTTGCCGTACCTGCAATACCCTGCTTACCAGTTGGACCTGTTGCACCGGTATTTGTTGCTGTACCTGCGATACCCTGCAGACCAGCTGGACCTGTTGCACCCGTATTGGTTGCTATACCTGCAAGACCCTGTGGGCCCGTTGGCCCTATAACACCCGTTGGCCCCGTTATGCCCGTTACACCCGTATACCCCGTCGCACCCGTATTTGTTGCTATCCCTGGAACACCCTGTGCGCCGGTTGGACCGGTTAAACCAATCTCACCTCTCGGACCAGTATCTCCAGTAACCATTTGTTGAATATCATATTGTTGAATAATTGTACCAGTGGTACCTGTAGTAGCTGTAGTACCCCCAACAATTATATATGATATCTGCAAATTTCCAGTCTCAGGATTAATAGATAAGGATGTATTAGTTTGCCCGGTTCCACCCGATGCTCCAACGAAATTTAGCGTACTCTGAGAAATATATATGTCCTTAAACGGCGATTCGATCGTGCCTAATGTTAAATTCGAACTAGATGGTACAATTGAAAAGGATGTGCTATAATATGCACCTGATGGACCAACTATAATAGGAAGAATACCTGTGGGACCCGTAGCCCCTATACCAACGGGTCCAGTCACACCAGTGGGTCCAGTCACACCAGTGGGTCCAGTAACACCAGTGGGTCCCGTGACACCAGTGGATCCAGTCACACCAATTCCACCGGTTGAAACAGGGCCAGCAGAAGTATCGAATGTTATATAATAAGATTCGCCCATAGTAGCTGCATAATTTATATTTGTTAAAGGTACTACCGTATACACTACTGAAACAATTGTATAAAAAATAGATTGAATGCTATATAAGAATCGCTTGCCACTGCCAATCGAATATAATATAAGTATACTACCATTTGTTACTGTATTTAGGTACTGTGTCTGCAAGGTTCCAACCGAATCTTCTAATGACATATGTATCGTCATAGTATTATTCAGTGCCTGGCCATTTGTAGAAAAATACCCTGACCCAGGTTCTAGGAGTGAAGTCGTATATAAGTAGGAAAAGGAGTTCATTGGAGGAATATTCCCAGCTGGACCTGTTGGGCCGGGTATGGTAGGTGGACATGAAATACCTCCATATATTGTGCGAATCCTTCGCAACTCTAACAATTCGCTCGGTAGTAACCCACTAAACGACATCTACAGATAGATTTCCTTTTATTTAACAAACGCATAGAATACGTCATCCTCAACAATACCTCGAATAATACCTGTCTTGTCACGTACATTGTTATGCATATCAAGGAAATAGGTATTACCCTCGTAATCCAAGAAGCGCTCGACTTCCCCCGCAGAAACCGAGGTGGTAGTAGAAGTACTATGAGAGGGACAGCGTTCAAAGCCAAGGAGGCACGGAGCACGACATCTCTCTAAGATAGCCGAACCATCACGCTGACAGAACTGAGTGCACAGCGGCTGCTCAGGAACCTCTACATCAATAAGCTCCACTTTTATGGTGGGACGTATCTTTGCCCACAGCTCTTTCACATCTGAACCCTGATCCTTTGCTATATCTTCTACTAACTTGCGTGCTTGCACCATCAATGCCGACTCAAAGATCGACCAACACTCTGCTACTACGGTATAAGGCATGCGGACATACTGGACCACTGTTATTTGTATCAATTTTAGATGCCTCCGCCGTCGGTATGGGGTCCGTTCTTGTGGAAGGTTCTGCATGGAATAGGGGATTCTGGAAGAGGACAGTCAAGTACAATAGCTCCGAGTGTAAATCCCTTTCACAAAGACAAAGAACGAGAGGCTATCTGGATTCTTACCCACCTCGAATATTGTATTCCCTGCAAGGAATGCATTGATCATGTATTCCAATTTAAAAAGAAAGTTCCGGTTCCTAAATCGAATGCCACGATTCAGGATTGGATCTGTGCCTTACATAATTCTGTGAATGAGAAGCTGGGTAAGGCTAACAAGGATACGGTAGAGGGTGCAACAGGGGTTGTGTCGCGGACATCCGTCCTCGATGCCTGGAATGCCTGGAACCAATATCTCGCCACCATCCAAGATTCCATTCTTCTCGGCCAAGTCTCTGGCCCCCACCTCCGTGAATTCAAACGCCATATGCTTCTCTGGGTCCAGTATTCATCTAGTTAGCCCCAGGCAACGGACCCGGATCCGAGCCAATGCACACGATCGGGTTATCGATAGCCTCAGGGCTGATAAATCCCTGGACGATACCAAGAATATCCGTGCTCGAGATGCCGCACTTATCTGTTAAAATGGTATACCATGCAGCACCGTATATAAAGCATATTACCATCGGCACAAAGGTGTCGCCAAAAGAGTTCTCGCAAGGTGTCATATTCATACGGACGAGAATCAACATGAGTAGGGTAAGGCAACTCACAGCCATGACCATGCCTGTCGTAAACTTACGATTCGATACTCTTTCATTTAGAGCCTCCACGCGACTAGCATCAATGCTCGCATCCCCGGTCGTCTTGATGGTAGGAACCGGGCTCGTATAGATCGTATAAGCATTTTGCAAGAGGAAGCCAAAGAAGAAGAGAACGTGAATCATCCACCCACTCGGTGTCTGTCTTCGCATCGACAGCTTATCACGGCTTTCTTCCGGTGTAATAAAGCAAATATCGGCCTGCCCATCCGGATTTCCCTGAATCGGCCGCCCCGAAAACCAAACAACCGGATTCACAACGTCAAAGAGTGCAGCGGCAGCTGTTCCCTTGAACGTGTAAAAATCCAACATGAATTTAAATAAGTATACGAGAGCCAGGCCAATCAAACACGTTATGGTTGAAAAGCCGTACTTCGTCTCGAGAACCGTTGCTCCTATCATGTAAAGAATAGTCACTGGTACAATGGAGTTAAAGATGCCTGATAAGCTGTCTTCGCGGAAATCCGTCGTGGCATTCGCAGCGAACGATAAGGACGGAACCACGAACATTTGGCCCAGTGCAAGAGAGATCATACCAATATTCGTAGTCAGTAGTCCTATAGCTAGAAAAAATCCCATAAGTACGTGTGGAAGCACTATCAGTCCATCCACACAGGTATCTTTTGCAGCGAATAATCCATCAATGAATGCATCCATCTAATTCGTAGATACACATATATAATCCAATCCATTACGTTGCACGAGCGGAGGTATAAATAACATGTCAATTCCCTCCTTTCCAAAGGCTACCAGATTCTGGTAACAAAGCATGAAGCCAACGATGAGACCCGTTATGACAGACATTATAATGCTAAATGTGGAATCGCAGTTGTACATGAGACTGTAAAGCGAGTATAGGATGATAATAAGGGCGGCCATAATGTAGGCGATGTAGGGACGTGTGCTATAGGCAGGTCCACGCTTGGTACATTCTTCCGAGAAGTACAGCATTGACTGGATGCAATAGGCCGCGGCAAACGATATGAAATAGAGGGGTGAATTCGGGAATGTGGCCCCCACACCATTTTGTAAGAGGAACTTGAACTTCGTCGAGATAGATCCTTCGTATATACTCTTGCACTCTGCTCCCGCATCGACCTGGACCGTATCGCTTGTTGCGAGGAAGTTGGAAATACCGGACAGAATGTATTTAATGAGGAAGGCCTCGCCGGAAGCGAGAGAGAAAATGAGAATCGGGTAATTGAGAGTTACCGTGGCTATATATAAGCTGCCGAGTGTGAATATTACCGGCGAAAAATTGGCAAATTCGCCAAAGTGGCTGACCGCCGGCCGAACAATATTCCGTTTCAGGAGTTCCACAATGGTTGGGATCTTCACTGTCGAGGGGGGAGTCGACATATCTTCTATCTGCGAAGGATCTAAAGTAAGTGCAAAGCATCTAAAGCATCAGCTCGCTTCTCAAATAGGATGGGGATCCCTTCATATTTCAGAAAATTGGCCAGCACATACACAATAGTGCGACCAGAGTTGCCTGTTAAGGCAGGTATTCTATGCTTTGACTTCAATTGTCTTATTTATCGCTGCCTGTATTCTCCGAACCTGCGACCCTTTCCAGGCCAGGCCGATCCCTACGAGGTGGAAAAGTGGGAAGGGGAGCTCCTGGCGGAGGTGGTGGCGACTGTAAAAGAGGTATGGATAGCCGCAGGGTCACCGAAGAATGTCTATTTAGCCGTCGACGGGGTCGTACCCATGGCCAAGATCCGTCAGCAGCGAGTACGCCGGTTCAAATCAGCATGGCTCGAGTCACAAAAGGTTACTCAGGGGTGGGACAAGAATGCCATCACGCCTGGCACGGCATTTATGGACAAGCTCACGGTCGCTTTACAAGGAGTCGTTAAGAAGCAGGCCAAATGGGTTTTGAGCAGTGTGCAGGAGCCGGGCGAGGGAGAGCACAAGCTGCTTAACTATCTGCGAAAGAATCGTGATCTGTGCGGTGAGCCGATCGTTATCTACGGCCTCGATGCAGATCTCATTCTTCTCAGTATGCTTCTGTCAGAGGAAGTGTCCCAGGCCGTCTGGCTTCTTCGGGAACGGCAGGAGTTCGAGAGGTCCGAGAATCATTCCGAAAAAACCGAGTACTCCTTTCTCGATGTCCAGTCGCTCAAGGAGAAGGTGCATGTTACTGATTGGATATCGTGTATCAATTACGTTGCCCTCATGTCGCTCATGGGAAATGACTTCATTCCTCACAGCCTCACTCACAAGCTTGCGGATGACGGCCACTCGCATATTCTCAGAGAACTTCTTGCTATGAAGGGGTCGGATGCGTGGCTAGTCGATTCGGGAGGCTCACTGAATCTGTCAGTCCTGAAGGCCATTGCTGGCCGCTTTGCCACGGAAGAGACGGAGAGAATGTATCGGATGATCGAGAAGAAACAGAAGCAGGCTCAGAGGGGAGTGTTGCAGGGTATGGATCCGTCGGAAGGGTTGCCGCTGCAGTGGAATGTGGAACAGAGTATGCTGCAAAACAGGAGGCTGAGAGATAACTGGCGTGATGTATACTGGGAGTATATGCATCCCACGGCGGATCGGGCCGCTGTCTCCAATGAATATGTAAAAGGTGTGCAGTGGGTTATTCGGTATTATCTGGGGATGTCCGTTGATACCGATTGGATCTTTCCCTACTGGATTCCGCCCCTGTGGAGTGATATCTCCCGTGTCTCTTGTCTCCCTGTAGCCAGTTCCGTTTCAAGCGTGCCGCCGAGTCCTTCAGAGCAGCTTGCCATGGTTCTTCCCTTACACAGCTGGGGGCTTGTACGGGATCCCTCGCTTCGGAAGCTCCCTCTCCTCTGCCCGCAGATGTGGCCCATTAGCTTTTCTTTCTTTTCGGCAGGGAGGAAGTGGTTATGGGAATGCGAGGCACTGGTGCCCGTGCTGACCGCGGGAAGGATACGGGAACTTTTGTCCTCTGACAGATAGTACGGAGTATGGGGAATATTCCAAGCAGTATTCCAGATGCCCATGTGCGAATATATAAGAATATCATGGAAATCCAGACTCCGTCCGTGAGAGTCCAAATGATTCAGACTATCTTACAATCTCCCGAGCATATTCAGTCGATGAAAATGGCTGGTGTATACGGTTCTCTCTTACATTATGTGCAACAGCATAGTGGTTATGCTGCGCAGCAGCCCCCTTCAGCACAGCAGCAGCAAAAGTCCCATACAACCATGGTCCAGCGTGGGTCCGACTCAATACAGAGTAGTCAAAAGGGGAGTGAGCGTGCCATGAACTACTTTTCTGCCTGTCTTCGTATCCTGCAGCTGGAGGAAGAGGTCGCCATTACGCCTGAGGCTCTGAAGGTTGCCTATAAGAAGGCAGTCCTACGGGCACACCCTGACAAGGGCGGATCAGAAAAGGAGTTCGAGGCCGTTACGAGAGCCTATGCATACCTGGGAGAGATCCTCGAGAGAATCCACGGGGGCCGCCCTGCCGAAGGGAAGGTCGAAGCCCCCACCGCCCTCGCCGGCGGACGCAGCAAACAAGAAGAAAAATGGAAGATGGTCGAGCCCGTTCGCCTGAACCCATCCAAACTCGATCTCAACACCTTTAACGATATGTTCGAGAAGACACGTATTCCTGACCCGGATGAAACGGGGTATGGTGACTGGCTGAAGGGTAGTGATACTGTCACATCAGGGGCCAAGTTCGGCGGGAAGTTTAATCGTGATGTATTCAATAAGGCGTTCGAGGATGAGAGCAAGGGAAAGACTGCTCGTCCTGGTGGGGCCATGGTAGCCCAGGAACTTTCCATGGCCTCTCGCATGGGGTACGGCGTAGAACTTGGACGCACGGGGAGAGAGGATTATACGGTAGCTGCGAATGATGCCGGCCTGAAGTTCACTGACCTTAAAAAGGCCTATACTGACTATACGACCTTTAGTCAGGATACGGCGGGTGTAAAAGTGGAGAATAGGAGTGTCCAGCAATACGAGGCGGAACGGAAGGCGGCTCCTACAGTCTTTACTGACACGGAGAGAGAGCAGGTATATGCCGCTGAGAAGGCGATGGCTGATGCGGAAGCACGCCGTAAGCTCCGTGTGGCCCAGGAGGCTGTGGAAGAGAATTCGTATTTTCAACGCATGAAACAATTAGTCCTACGTAATTAGGTGATTATCTCACAAAGGTCTCGATAATTTTATCGATCACGTGAAACGCGAGCTCCCTAAGTAGTCTGGGCATTCTAATTATTAATTAGAATGCCGAAACGTATAAGTAAAATGGTATGTCAGACAAGACGAAAGGGAAAGGTACCCTGGAACGCATACTCGTGTCCAGATAAGCTTAGAAAAGGTAGCAACGGCATGTACAGATCTGTTCCACGGAGCGATGGTGAATGGATTTGGAAACGAGTAACACGCAAAAAATAGCATATGCTATAAGATGAAGGAGTACGCAGTACTAACAGGGCTGACAATGTTGCTTCTCGGTTCCGTAATCCTCTACGAATTTGTAAGCCCGAGACCTACCTATCCACGGGTTGAAATAACCCCTGCAACCCTCCAACTGGGTCTAACAAATCCCCCTCTCTGGCTGTTTTACAATACGTCCGATATAAATTCTCGTCACTGGCTCGACTTTGGGGCGAGAACATCTCATGCCATTCAAATCCCTCTGCTCAATATCCTCTACGAGAGAATTGTGACGATGAATGGACAGACATATACGGTTCATGTGTTAAATGGTCTGGATTCCGTTGCTGAGCTGCTCGGTGGATGGGACAAGCTGCCTACGAGACTGCAGAACCAGAAGGCTCGGGTCTATGTAACAGAGGAGGATTGGATTCGTACGGCTATTCTCGCCAAGTTTGGAGGCCTCTGGCTCTCTCCTTCGACGGTAACTCTTCGCCCCTTCGCCCCTTTGCCCAAGGACGCGATCGTCACATTTGGCCAGGATGCTGACTCCGGATTTCATTGCCTCTGGGTCCCTGGCCCTGGTAATGCTATCTTTGTTGAGTGGGAGGCCAGAATCCGTAATCGCCTTGAGACACAGACGGGTGGATTTCAGATTCGCGGAGACTCTGCCTCTGACTGGCAAGAGCTTCTGCATGAGCCGTGTGCAAAGGGCGTACAGGTCGAGGTACGCCCTCTAGAGGAACTATCTCGCAATAAGAGGACGAATAAGAAGTTGCAGCTGGAAGATATTTTTGCCAGTGGGACCGAGGGGAGACTTCCCTTCCAGATACCGGCGGAAGCCACCTACCTCGTAGTGCCGTACCAGGACCTTCTGGAGAGATCATCGTGGGCGTGGGTTCTGCGGATGAGCGAATCGCAACTTCTTTCTTCGGATCTGGCGATTAGCCATATACTGGCTTCTCCACGTAGCCCCTAATCAAATCGCACCTCCGTATTCGCCTCCGATGACGAGAGGTGGTACCACAGTTCCTTCCCCCTACACGACTTTTCCACGTAGAGTAAATTGATCCCATGAGCCTTGACCATATGGCGAAGAACACGAAAGGCCACCTGAAAGGTCACGGCCCCATCCAAATCGGTCGCCTTGCACGGCATATAATAGGGCTGCACCTCAGGTAAAAGAGCCTCTACTTCACCCAGACTACACGACCGTTTCGTAAACCACTTCGTATCAGTAAGGCCCTTCAGTGCATACGCATTTAGAAATCGTTCCACGAGTTCTAAAGGAGGTATTTCTCGCCAAACCGCCGGCATTATCTATTTCATCACAACGGTCTTTATACAGGACGCATATATATACTGAAAATAACGTATCATCTGCTCCTCGGTAAGATCCTTAATACTATAGCACTTCGCCTGAAACCCCTGCTGATCCAAAAAGGCACACAGCCCCTTAAAATCACCTGAAGCATCCATGAGAAAGAAATCGTTCCTCGGATTCTTCGCCAGCTCCCGAAGCTCCTCAATGCGAGCCATGAACACACCCTTTGACACAATACATATCTGGCAGTCATAGAGCTCGTGTAAAAGATTCGCATACGCTGGCTCATATGCATCGCGCAACCAAATACGCTCATTTACCTGCATATACTTCTCATCATCGTATGCACCCTTTCCCTTCATCACCTCATGCAGATTATATTTTGCGTAAAACTGCGGAGTCAAAAAGGAAGGGCCGATGCGATTAATATCCCTGTTCCGTATCAGACTGAAATTGCTATTGCCAGCATTCATATACTGAATATATCCCATCATCGGGATTTTCATCATCTTCGTTCTCAGACAGGTCTGAAGAAGTAACTCCTGGTCATCATTAATCGGCAGAAATTCCGAGAAGTTTCCAAGCTCAAAAAGCACATCCCGCCTCCATATACGCGGGTGGTTCGGCATAGATACCAGATGCCGCATGGTTATATTATTGACCTGTGGCGTAGAATAGACATTACGCCAGGCCCCATTATACTTCTCGCAATAATAGGCCCCATACCCTAGAGCCATGAAATCGCCATACCAGAAATTTTCCCCCGATTCATATATATTAATAAAGTCCGTATAGACAAAGCCGACCTCTGGATTCTTCTTCCAAGCATCTGCAACCACTGTAAAAAGGTTTGCCACGATCTCATCGTCATGGTCGAGCTCGAGTACGTACTTGCCCCTGCAAAGAGATGCTGCCTCATTCTTCACATTTCCAATGTTTCCGCTGTTCTCGCTCCGCTTATACAGGCGAACGCGCGAGTCACCGCCCAAAAGTTTCATCAGATACTTGAAATGCTCATCCCCTGGAGAATCGTCGAGGACTACCCATTCCCAGTCAACCAGGGTCTGCTTCTTCAGTGACAGATAGGGCCTGAGAATCTTCTCCATCGACTTGTAACAGGTGGTGAAGGCGGAGAAGATGGGACGCGTCGTCTGTCTATCACGCAGAAGGCTATTAACGAAGCAGTACTGGATTCCACGACACATCTCCTTTAAATCCGTTATCTCTGTGTAATGAATCCATCTAGTTCGGATTCGATCACAGATAACAGAATTCACATCTGACCAGTACTCCTTTTCCGTCTCGCCAAAAGTAATCAGGACTGTATATGTGGTGCCATAGAGAAGTTCGAGCGATTTCTTATCGGAAGTTACAAGAAAGGTGCACTCTGGCTTGTCGCTCATAAGAAGCTTGTCAACGGCGGCGTATTTCTCGTAGCGGTAAAAAAGTACTTGTGGGAATGTACTCATACTAGCCAGTATATCGGGGCTCCTTTAGATTAGGGACTAGGCACAGCTATCGAGAATATCCATCGCATCCATCCAATGTTCTTTTCCCTGTTGTATGGAAATCCAGCCGAACATAACAAACTGTAAAATGGAGTATCTGTATTCGGGATTCGTACTGGGAAAGATCGACACTGCCTTTTCAATGGCGAGAAGAATATCATCGAGCACATATCCATTTAGGTACAGGGCGGTCAGAGAGTCACGTATAGCCGAATAGTTCTTGGCAGATAATGCCTGGATCAGCGGTCTTATATGAGCATTCGAGGTTGGAATCAGATAGCTGAGCTTCGCAATGGCCTCGGTGGATGACGAGCCGGCGGCGACAAAGCACTTGTACAGCTTGAGTAAGCACTGTATCTCGTGCAGCGTAGTAAAATTGCGTATACAGAAGTCAAAGAGTGGAGAGTTCGGTCCCACATCAGGAATAGTATAGAGTTCGACGAAACGCGGGAACACGTCAACTAGACTGATCGGCTCGATTTCTATCACACAGCAGCGACTCCGCAGGGGATCGATCATGTGCGTAGTATTTCTGCTAGCAAAGAGGAACCGCGTTAAATGGGCATAGGTCTCCATAGGACGACGAAGTGCCTGTTGACTAATGAGTGGAAGAGCATCCGTATCATCTACTACGATAAATCGGAGCGAGTTTTCCTTCGCATGACCCCTTTTACAGAAGTCATTGACCTTGTCGCGAATTGTATGAATACCCCTGTCCTTTTCAGAACTGAGATACATAACAGATTCCACGTGAAAGGGTGCCTCTGTTTTGAACATGGTGATGCATTTCTCGAGGAAGGTAGACTTCCCGCAGCCTGCCGGTCCTGTAATAAAGAAATGGGGGAGATTTGTATAAGAATCGCGGATTGTTTGGAAAAGAGCGTCTTGTCCAAACAAGGGATTAGACATCTGGTAAAGAAGGGTCTGTTGTACTTAGGCCGGGTTTATTATGAGCCATTGTACGAGGGACGCATCGGATCCAGAAGCCGAATTGATTACAAAAGATCCGTTGCCAGGAGTTGCACGTAGAAGGCCCTGATTTGCAAATGTCTTATTCGTGAGGAAGATATAGGAGCTTGTTGTGCAGGCCGCCGTAGTAACAGTGCTGCTACCAGAGGTAAGGGTTGCGGTGCCGACGTAGGAGGGGGTAAGCTTGAGACCTGCACCGGCCGAAATACTGCCCCCTGATACAATCGTGCTAGTCGTCTGAATAGGGTTCGAGGTGGACCAGGCGTTTATATTCGCCGCATCAACGGCATACTGGGCCACGATTTGACGTAAAACGGTTACATCACTGGCGGCGGACATTTCTACCGTGTTATTCTAAAATTAAGTACCGGCATTGTTAAAATAGCTAGCTCGTCTGCGTTTTTTATCACGGTAAAGTATAGAATGACGTCGGTCCTCAGAACAACTGCCCAGATCCCTGCTAATTCGTTCTATATGGTGGGGAACGGGAACGTAGCAAACGGAGGGTACGGATTTATGGCGAAATCACTAACAATGATAGACGTGCATCGAATGGATATTAATACTGTGCTTGCTGACATGGGCAAGACTGTCGTGATTGATGGCTACATTTACCGCAAGGTACAGATCGTCTCACAACATAGCGGTATTTTTACTCCTGGAGGCCAAACGGTTATTTTTACTCCTGGAGGCCAAACGGGGTACATATGCCTAAACAACAATTACTCTCCCCTACTTAACAACGAGTATCAGAATATTTATAAGCTCAACTAGTTGCAATTGAGTGATTATCTAAACCTTAAGAACCTATGTTTCTTAATGTTTATGACAGGACCGGTCTAAACATTCTATGACTTACTCAACAAGTATGCCTGAACAATCTCTCTATGAAGTACTGGGTGTTTCCAAGGATGCGACGGCTAAGGAGATTAAGAGGGCATATTTCGATTTAGCAAAGGTTGTTCATCCTGACAAGGGTGGCGATGAGGAGAAATTTAAGCAGATTCAGACGGCATATGATATTCTAAGCGATGATGGGAAGAGAAGAATGTATGAGATGACCGGCAGTACCCAGGAGCAGCCGCAGCAGCCGTTCGGTGGTAATCCATTCGGTGGGCACCCGTTTGGCGGAATGGGAGGAATGGGCGGAATGCCTGGAATGCCTGGAATGCCTGGAATGCCTGGAATGCCTGGAATGCCTGGAATGCAGTTCAATATGGGTGACATGTTTGGAAACATGTTTGGGGCCAGACAGGCTGGACCTATGAAGCGTCCTAAGGGTGCAAATAAGGTACACGAGCTTCCCCTACGTCTATCCGATTTTTACCAGGGGAAGAAGGTTCGTATCGACTTGGACCGCGAGGTATTTTGCACAGGGTGTGATGGAAAGGGTCATCTCACTGTAAAGACATGCAGTGATTGCAGAGGATCGGGTGTAAAAGAGACGCTCATGCAGCTTGGGCCCGGGATGATGGCAGTTAATCGCGGCCCCTGCGGATCTTGTCGGGGCGAGGGAACCATGAAGGGGAACCCGTGTGGCACGTGTTCATCAAGGGGTGTCGTCAATTCCCAGAAGGTCTTGACGGTAACAGTTGTACCGGGCAGTTCACTTGGAGAGACGATCGTCTTTGCGGAGGCGTGCTCTGACTCACAGGATGCTGAGAAGCCCGGCGATTTGCACATCCGCCTTACGGCGGCCGACGAGCCGGGCCTGGATGTGCAGAGAGATGGTGTTACAATACGCTGCAGCTTTGTTATTGGCCTCACGGATGTGCTTCTTGGCTGCAAGAGAAAGGTCATGTCGCACCCTGGATTTCCGGATGGGCTGGAGATTGAGATTCCCGCCGGTACGCAGAGAAATGAGGAGGTGGTACTGGTTGGGAAAGGGATGCCCGATAAGAAGGGGGGATTTGGAAACTGTGTTGCACACATTGATGTGAAGGTTAGCGATGAGGAGAGAACATACTTGGAGAGACATGCGATGTCTCTTCGGGCAATGTTTGTTCCTGCGAAGGAGGATGGGCCGTTGCAGTAGGCATATGCCTTAGATAGCCTTGATGGGTATAAGGCTTAGATAGCCTTGAAGCTCGGGAGTCCGGCCTTGGCATAGTTGTCGAGAAGCATGGTGGGCTGTCCGACGGGGGCACCACCACAGCCGCCACGCTGCTTTCTCGATTTGGACTTACGGCTCTTGCTCTTGCGGCTGCGGCTCTTGCTCTTGCGGCTGCGGCTCTTGCTCTTAGACTTTCTGGCCTTCGACTTGCGTCTAGCACCACCCGCCTGGGCAGCGGCCTGCTGGTACGAAGCATCGAGGCCCGTGATTCTGGCGGCACCACGGAGGCTGGCATCCAGCTCACCCGTGTAGTCGAGGGGAGCACCCATCAGAGCACGAGAACCGCCGTGCTGCTGCATGTGGATCTTGGAAAAGTCCGCACCCTGGGCAAGCGACTCGTGGGCACCGCCACGCTGTCTTCTGCTTCTACGGCTTCTCGACTGCTTACGGCTCTTAGACACACGGCTCTTGCTCTTGCTCTTGCTCTTGGTCTGCTTACGGCTTCTGGACTTTCTGCAGCTTACCATTCTACCAAGTAAAAATATTTTTTACAGGTAGAATGGAACCTAATTGGATGAAGCAAATCTCTAGCAATACAATCTGCAACTTCTTCTACGTATTTTTCGTGGTATACGCGTTTATCTTCGTTCTGTCTGTAATTAGTGTTATTGGCACTGCCATGTCTGTAAAGTCTACCCCGATGTCGATGGCCATTCTCGCCAACGGTATTATAACGTCTCTCATTGGCGGCACAGCTATGCTCTTCTACTACCTCATCTGCGATAGAGCTCTTCTTGCCGGCCACGTAGGCTCTTCAACCCCTGTTGCGTAAGAGTCTTTGAACTTCGTTTGAAATAGTTTCTTTGAAACCATCTCAAAAGAAAGATCTCATGTAAAAGTAATGGTAGCTGTACCTCGGCGTATGCCTACTCCTCGCATCGTACCTATCCGTACTCCTATTGCTGGTGCAACTCCTCGCATCGTAACTGTTACGGCACCTGTTCAAAGAGCACCTGCATCTGCTGCTCCAACTGCATCTGCAACTGCTGCAACTGCATCTCCTGTTGTAAAAACTCCAGATACAAGTGCTACACTTCCTAATCCACCTACAACAGTGAAATCCCTTACGTCTAGCCTTGCGTCGCCTTCTAGCCTTGCGTCGCCTAATGCAAAGAGTCCTCCTAGCGTTACATCTCCTTCTAAAAATATCACTAAGAAGGCAAATGTGGCTACCAGCGTTGCACCGCCTGTACAGACCCAGCCATACCAAGCATACCAGTCATACCAGCCCTATCAACCCTATCAATCATATAATCCCTATCAACCCTATAATCCTTATCAGTCATACCAACAGCCCTATCAGTCATACCAACCACAAGTAGCTCAATCATCGTATTCTGAACGAGCATATACATCCTATATACCCGATACAACTCCGAACCAGCAACCAACGGTGCAACAAAATATACAACAGGCTCCTGCTCAATTAATATACGTGAAACCAAATTCGGCAACGCCGGCTAACGTGAACAACAGTAAAAGGGTGAATGGTAATGGAACCAGGGTGAATGGCAATGGAACCAGGGTAAATGGGAATGGAACCAGGGTGAATGGGAATGGAACCAGGGTGAATGGGAATACGACGAGAAAGGTAAATAGGCTAAATCAGGAACTTGAGGAACTACTTGAAGATACCGAAGATGTCAATGAAAATACCATTCGCAGAGATAAAAACGCCATTCAAAAGAATATAGATGCAATCCAGAAGAATGAGGAAATGAAGGCTAGGAATATAAGAAACGGCAAGAATACCAGTCTGAAGAGAAACAACCTTATCCTCAAAAAAGACAACAGTATACTTCAGCAAAATAGGAATAGGCTGAAAAGGAATGAGGCTACCCTGAAGAAAAGAGCTAGAGCTAGAGCTAGAAGTCGTATAAGAATACGCGTGGTTCGAAATACAAAATCAAGTACGTTCCCCCAAAGCCTCTACCTGGGCGGATCTAAGCCACTGCGGAAAACAATGAAAAAATCGAACCCCTCCTTCCGACAGAAATGTCGACGCCTGTCCCGCAAACACTAAACCCCAATCCCTCCCTTCCGAGCCCGTCGACCCTCCTGCAGGCGAGCAAGCTGGCCATTGCTGAGGATAAGCCGATCCACCTCGATTACTTCGTGGACACTACGACCGGCAAGGCCTACATGGGCGAGGACAGTGAGACCAAGGAGAAGATGCTCGTAAAGTCTGCTGAGGAGTTCACGAGCCTTATTAAGAAGGTCTACAAGGTGGCCGATGACTACATTGTTATGACGGAGAACTCAATCTACATCGTAAGTGGCAAGATCCAGCGCAGAAGAATCCAGGCGAGTGCTCTGTCTGGTGAATAAGCTAGCTCACAATCTAAACGATCCATGCTCTTTCCTCTAGATGGACGTTACTGATACTAAAACAGACGATAAAGACGACATAGATGTACCCTATTCCTCCATGTCATCCAACGATCTCAATGCTCTAAAAGCCCTCTTTCAACAATCCATGGATCATTATCAGAAGATTCTGATCGACGTAACCGCCCTAAAAGAGGGAGATATCCGTGCAATTAACCTGTGTATGGCCGAAGTAAAAAAGGATATCGCCGAGATTGATGAAGCCCTCTCACAAAAATTGATAAAGGATGTGGCCGCTACCTAAAGTCAGAATGCTTCCCTCCAATCTCGTAATAAGCCCCCTTCGTATATCGACCATGGTTGTTACAGGGCATATAGGCACCACTCTTTCTCTCCAAAAGCTCCTCGATATCTTCCACGAAAAGGCTATCCCCCTTTCCTGGCCCGGCGAGGGATTTCTCAAGGTTGAATACAAGCCCATCTTTACTGTTGCCAAGGACGTTACGTCAAAGGCGAGAGCAAAGGCAGTCGACAAGCTTGTCATTGGAACATGTTCCCGCGACGAGCTGACGAACCGCAAGAAGTCCAAAAACATCTTCTTCAACCAGTCGACTCTCGTGGTTCGCCGCCAGTGCGGCGTCTCCGCAGGCCAGCCCGTGTACAAGGAGGTAAACATCAAACTCTTTAAGAACGGCGGAGTCCAAATGACCGGCATTCCCACCGACACCTTTGCAAAAGAGACCTTCGAGTGGCTGATCAAGGCCCTCTCCGAGTTCTCAAGTCCCATTCTCGAGGGGAAGCCAGAACCCCACCGCTATAACATCCAGCTCATTAACAGCGACTACAGCGTCAACGGCTCTATCAATCGCGAGAAGCTCCACGAGCTTCTTGTGAGTGAGTATAATCTCTTCAGTTCCTTCGAGTCCACTATTTATCAGGGCTGCGACACGAAATACTACTATAACGAAGCAGCTCCCAAGGGTGCAACAGAGGGGGTCTGTCCCTGCGGCGATACCATCTGCTCAGGCAGTGGTGACGGAACCGAGATAGGCAAGTGCAAGGAGATCACCATCAGCCCCTTTCACACAGGCTCCATCATCATCACGGGGGCACGCCGCTTCATCCAAATCGAGACGGCCTACAAGTTCATGAACTCGATTCTGCGAAAGCACTGTACCGAACTTATCAAGCCGTTTCCTGCATAAGAGTGGTCATTGCACGCTTCCAAAGATCAAATAATATTCTTTTTACGGTAGGCTCATTAATATATGCATGGCTGTCCGATGATGTAATCGACGACCACAGGCTCATATCACGCTTTGAAATAGGGATGACATACTGTAAAAGGAGGAGAAACCAGGATACGCGGTCTCTCATAGGAGTGCCTGGCTCGGCAATTAATTTGTAGAGAGACTCGGCATTCGTGGCGTGAAGGGTGTTAAAAAGGAAGCGGGTTATCTGGGTATTCTGCGAAGAGCATTGCTTGAAGAAGCGGATGTCGCCGCGCCGAAAGAGAGTGTCGAGCATCGGTACACGGAACTTGACAATCTTCTGGAGACGATCCACCTTCGTGGGGGCGAAGGGGACAATGAGGAACTTGTTGAGCACCTGGGGGTGGATATGAGAGAGGGAGTTACAGATGAAGATGATAATGATTTCGGAGGTGGGGCGTTGTAGGAGCGGCCTTAGTGCACACTGGGCCTGGTCGGTCAGCGTCTCGGCCTCGTCGAAGATGATGACCTTCGGCGGTATCTTGTCTAACTGGAAGAAGAGGCTCTGCATACGGCTTTCGACGAATGGATAGATCTTGTTGCGGATCATGTCGAGGGAACGCTCGTCACTGCTGTTTAAGAATAGGAGGCTGGAGAAGCTGTTCGCAAGCTTGCCGTGGATGGCCATAGCAAAGCTCTGGGCCGTGGTAGTTTTGCCAGAGCCAGGTGGACCTACGAACAGCATATGCGACATGCACTCTGGATTTTTCACCATGCACTGTAGGATTTCCGGAAATTCCTCCGTCTTTAATATAATCGACATCGCTGCTATTGGACTGTAGTCATTGAGACTGTTTAGGTGGATACTATAAAGTCGGTTAAAGGGGACGTGCTAGAAGGAGTAGTTATGGCCGACGAGAAGCCGAAACGCACGCCTCGTAAGAGTGCGGAAGGAAAGCCGAAGAGAGAAAAGAAGCCGGTTACCGTGGTGGCTGTTGTTACTCCCCAGGGGATCGAGGGATCCTTCTCTGAGCCGAGAAAGCCGCTCATTGTGCACTTACCGTTCAATAGCAGCAATGTGAATTTTACTGAGACGTCGACCTTACGCTACGATCCTCAACCGCCACCCCAACCGGTGCCGTATGAGGACGACTCATCGAACGTATATTTTCAGGTGGAGGGAGATGCTCCTCTTGCCCCTAACATTGTGCAGGCTACTCCCACGTCGGCTCCCGCGGCTCCTTCCACGTCGGCTCCTTCCACGTCGGCTCCGCAAAAGAAGGAGGAGCTCTTCCAGCGTACCGTAGTTCTCGCTTGTTATACGTCAGCCCCTGGAAAGCCATTCCCCATCCCTAAGACAACGGATGTCCACTGTTACTGGTGTTCCCACACCTTTGAAAATGAGCCCTGTTTTCTCCCTGTCAAAGAGGAGAGCAATTATTACTATGTATATGGCAACTTTTGCACACCCCAGTGCGGCCTCGCATACCTTCTGAACGAGCACCTCGACTCCCACGTTCGCTGGGAGCGTATGGCCCTTCTCCATCGTATGTACCGACCGGCGGATTCCACGGGCGGCCGACTGTATCCTGCACCCCCGCGCGAATCGCTTGTTGAGTTTGGGGGTGTGTACACGTATGAGAAGTACAGGGAGCTCATCCAGACTGGTTCTCTGCGTGTCGATATCCACAAGCCACCTATGCTAAGTATCCTGGGTGTCCTTGATACGAAGCCTATTGACTTCTATGACTCGTCTCTACAGAATACACTGACTCAAGGGTTCTCGATGGATCGCTTCAAGGCGTGGAGTGAGCAGGGAGGGGCACTGCGGTTGAAGCGTAGCAAGCCGCTAAAGGACAAGGAGAGCACGCTGGATGCGTGTATTCAGATTCGTGTTAAAAGGGGTATAGATGCGTAAGCTTTGCTTATGCCCAGGCAGCTTAAAAATTGATCCTACATATCCTTGGAGTAGAATGTCCAAGGATATGGAAGACTGTGGTGTATCTGTCAATCTAACGCACGTGCCCAACTCGTCGACGCCTCTTCATATTGTACTGTGGAAGGGTGCAGATGAGTCGCGTCTTCAGGTTCAGTCGCTCTTAGATCGTATCACCACTCTCGAGTCAATGGTAGCAGGGCTGCTTGAGACCCAGCGGGCATCTGTATGGTTCCCTCAGTGTTTGCGTCCTACGCCTGCAGGCTTAGATGTTGTTTCGAGACGTGAGAGTGCAGGAAATGAGTCTGATTTTGGCTCTCTTCTATCGAATATTGTCCGGCCTTCTACGAGGGACGAGGTAGAGGCCGAGATTACTGAGGCGGAGGCCGAGGTTACTGAGGCTGAGGTCGAGGACGAGGTCGAGGAGGATGCAAGCGAAGCAGTAGCTGAGGCTGAGGACGACGCAGTAGCTGAGGATGCAAGCGAAGCACTAGCTGAGGCTGCCGAGGCTGCTGAGGCTGCTGAGGATGAAGCTGCGGAGGTCGAAGAGGAGGTTGAGGTTGAAGAGGAGGTTGAGGTCGAAGAGGAGGTTGAGGTCGAAGAGGAGGTTGAGGTCGAGGACGAAGAGGAGGATGAAGTGGTCGAATACAAGGAGGTCGAGTGGAAGGGAGTTACATATTATGTCGACGCTGAGAACCAGGTATACCAGATGGATTCTGATGGCGACCTCATCGATACTCCCATCGGTATATGGCGCGAGGAGACCAAGAAGCTTGTCCGCTACAAGCAGTAAAATGAAACCTATTAACTAGAATGGCGTGCTGGCCCGTCAATATAGTCGCCTGCTTTTTTGTAGCAATCCTCCTCCTAGATACAATTCAAGATAAGTGGGATATAATCCCCTACCACGGCGGCCTCGGCATTGGATTTACAGGCCTCTATTACATATTTTGTGCCCTCTTCGGCGAAGATATTAGCCTTGCCGTCCTCTTCGTCCCCGCTGTCTTCGTTCTAATCTTCATGGTGGTCTCATGGATCTTCTATAACAATATACAGGCCAATCAATGCTGCGTGACCTGCTCAAAGAACCTGAGCCCCTCGCCTATACCCAAATGCAGACCCTCTCCTAGCCCCAGCCCCAGCCCGAGCCCTTGTCCATGCCAATAAACATGCGTTTACACTAAGCCACTCAGTAATTTGAATATACAAAGTATATATACAAAGTATATATACAAAGTATATACCATTACCACAGCCATCAAGGTAAGGTATAAAGGCACTACCAATACTTAAATATATGAAAACTTTAATTGAAATCGGTGCATTTGATGGATCCGATAGTTTAAGATATCACAACGATGGGTATGTTGTGTATACATTTGAACCTAAGAAAGATTTATTCCAGAATCTATTTGACAGGACGAAGCATCTTACTAATTATACGGTAATACCTAAGGCAGTATCGCTGCAAAATGGGGTAGTGCAATTCAATATATGTAAATCTGGAGGAGCCAGTTCTATTTTACCATTTCGCTCCGATCAAGAATTAATTCAAACTTGGTCGAAGGAACGTACTGATATACAATTTTCAGGTATATCATATGATGTAGAAACCACTCGCCTTGATACATATATAGAAGAAAATGGATTAGAAGATACAATAATTGATTTTATACATATAGATGCACAAGGGGTTGATCTAGATTGCCTTAAAAGCCTTGGAAAATACATTAAAAATGTTGGTGCAGGGGTTGTTGAAACAGTGAAAGATAAAAATAAGAGTATTTATATTGGCCAAGATGAAAACACTATAGATAATGTTAGAAGCTTTTTAGAATCGAATGGTTTTACTATACGTGCCGTTGAAAGTAATGATAATACAGGATGTGAATATAATGTGTATTTTCAAAAATCCGACTGCGGTCTAAACTAGTCGAAGTATTCTTTACAAGAATGTCAGTCACCGCAGTTGCAATCTATGTCATTAATACTCTCTTCGCGATAAAGGATTCAGCGGTCCATTTATGCGAGGCAGTCTATGACGCGTATCAGCCAAAGATTTGGGCCTTTACAACTCGCAATGCCTACCCCACCATAGTCAACTCTGGTTGGTCGATCGACTCCTCTATCGATACCTATTCTCCCGATACCTACACCTTTATAGATTCGTCATCAGAGAGTCAGAGTATCGACATTGTAATTGCCCAGATAGAGACTGCAAATAAGACTACCTTTGATATGAGTTCCTTCTTGTACTCAATTCGCTGGTACCACAGTCCTCCAAGCTTATACGAGCTTGTCATCCTCTATTTCCTGCACCAAAAGATCTGCCTTTCGACCGATCTTATTGACACATATATATTTACAGCCCTAACTTCTGAAGGCGAAGATATAACGATTGAACTGGGCTCTGCATTCGCCAAGAAACCGTTTCGAGGCTGGAACACCGAGTTAAAAGTTGATTGAAGGGTACAAGTATTACGGGGTCCCGCCATGTCACACCCCACGCTCGACACCCCTTTGCCCTCTGGTGCATGGAAATTGTATTTCCATCCAGCAAAGGAAACCCGCTGGCACATGGATACCTTCAAGTGTATCTGTACCATTCATACATTTAAGGATCTGGCCAATGTCTTCGCTGCTCTAAGCCCTCTCGACTGGGCTCGTGGCAAGTTCTTCTTTACACCTGAGGACATTCCGCCGCTTATGGAGAATGCCCGCAACATTCGCGGCGGCTCCTATTCTCTTCGCATTGAGCGGAACAATGTGGGCCCCATTATGCAGAAATATATTGTATCGGCAGTCCTAGGTACATGCTTAGCACCCGAGGATAAGATATCCTGTGTGCGTATAACCCCTCGCCGCGACTTCAATATTCTTCAAATCTGGAACAGGGATTGCGAGAAGTTCTGCAGCCCGGCTGGCCTGACGATCCTCGATGCAAAGATACCTCATTCGGAAGTGAAGTATATGCCGCATGTTGAGAAGAAGATCTAAACAGGGGAGTCTGTTGATTCAGTCGATGATTCCGTCGAGTCAGTTGACTTAGCAGATGACTCGATTGAGTCAGCAGTATCCTCCTTATTTTTACACACATAATATAGTCTCATTAAAAATGCGACTATATCGAGTCCAAGAATAGGAGCGTAGTTTGCAATAAGGGATACATCATCGTTTGCAATCGAATACGCTAAGGCGAAACTACTTGCCAGTAAGAGAATGATCTTCTCGGGCATATTGTAAAAATTGGCGTTCTTGTTCTTATAGTTTGCATATAGTTCTGGAATATAACATATGAAAAAGAGGCCTGATGCCGTATTTAATAGGTAGTCGTAGGCCATTACTTTTTAGTAAGGAATTCTTTTCTTAAAAACTATCGCATGTGTAGTATGAGTGGTAAAACTCGCAAATACAGATTCCCCAGACGCTTCAGCAAGACATATTGCAAGAAGACCAAGTGTTCCAAGATGGGCTTCACGCAGCGAGCCTCCTGTCGTCCCTATAAGAATTGTTACAAGAAGTAGCTACGTAAGCAGTCCCTACGTAAGCAGTCCCTACGTAAGCAGTCCCTACGTAAGCATTCCCTACGTAAGCAGTCCCTACGTAAGCAGTCCCTACGTAAGCAGTCCCTACGTAAGCAGTCCCATCATCTTTCGGAACGTCCTTTTCACATCGCCATTATAATCAACAAATTGCGGCGGTGTGATGCCTGGAGCTAACTTGGCCGTCACATCTCCCCGTTTCTTCCAGAGATGCTCCGATAGATTTTGCAGTGTTGGTTGCGGAAGCAGAACTTCTCCGCAGCTAAATACATCTGTGCAAAAGGTGGTACACGTATTCATGCCAAAGACTGATCGTATGGCTTTGCAATAAGGCATTTCAAGAATAGCTGTCGATCCTTTCCGTAGTACTTCGACTGTTGCCTCTATCCATGCAGTCTGATGAATAGGATCAGGGATTGTGTGCTTTGTACTATAATCGCAAACAAGTACGAGAAAATTCATTACCGGTTCAAGATATTGCACGGGAAATGCATCGAGTGCTCGGAATTCAATACCATGTTTGGTAAATTTATTGTAATTGAAATCATAACCGGTTATTTGTGGAGCATTGTAGTGTGATTTCGCATGGACTAATCTCATATAGGCAGAAGGAGTGGTGTCAAGCAGTTTTCCTTTTTCCATTCGGCTCGTCTCATACGTACCCATTCCGATATATCTGCTGAGAGCCAGGCGCTGGGATCCAGCCGCGTACCCAGAATCGAAGCAGGAAAGAATATCAGGGGTTCCATACAAAGCCACGAGTAAGGGCTCAATCCACTGAATTCCACGAATAGCATTTGCATGCTTATCATTGAATTCTTTTTCATTTGCTATAGAGCCTCCTTTCAGCTTTGTCGGCAACGTTATATTTATATGATATGTGGAATTGTTACATGTTACAATATTACGAGGATTCGTGCTATGGATAGCAAATCCGTGATTGACCGTAGGGTAAGAGAGGTGACCAAGTTCAGGCAGGTGTTCGTTCACCTCGCGTAAATACGTCGCCTTGATTCTGTTCAGCTCAGCAACCGTGCTCTGCACTGTCGCCTTGTAGAAGTCAAATGTTGTGAATTCAAAGGTGTCACCGTCATAGATCATATTCTTCTCAAATAAGTCACGCACGACAGGGCTAGCCTCCTTCAAATACGCATCCACCGTTGTCCCTGTGAACTTGGGATTCGGTACGGGGACTTTTCTGTAGAGAGTCGCATGTTCGCCATGTATATCCGCATGTGTAAAAGAGTGGCTATTCACATACTTCGGGGTGAGTATATGATCTGGCAAATAGGAGAGAGCATCGAGGAGAGGTTTCTCTTTATAGTTTAACCAGTAGTCGACAGAGTATCGTTCACGAGCACGGGACTTTAGGTAGGTTTCTTTCGGAACGTCTATTAAGTCTTCACATACAAGGTAGGTCTCATTTTCTATTCCCAGACCCCAGTATTCTGTGTCATTTGTATGGAGATTCGTGTAAAAGTCGATGTATTTCTTATGTTTCGGGACATCCTTATCCATCTTTTTACAGGCGATCTTTTTTACGAGATATCTGCCAGGATGAGTGCCTTCCGCGGATTCACATCGTTGTATCGAACGTGGCTACGCTTATATGCAGATACAAAGGAATCCGCACCTGCAATGGTGTGCACATCGTATAACTTGGCCCCAATGAGCAGAGTATTTGTAACAAGGGATACAGGCGTCTTCAGATCCATATAGTCCGTAAAGATAATATACGCACTGAATCCAATATTTGCCATGTAGACTGCGAGGGTAATATATACCCACCGCTGATATAGTTTCATCATATTATGTAGCTTTTCTCTTCTCTTGTCGGTTAGCTTCTCTAATAGGCTGCCAGTGTTCATGGGCAACTCTGGATTCACCATCAAATAATGGTTCAGCCAGTGTTCTCTTCTGAACTCTATGCCTATGAGAATGAGAAAGCAGAGGAGGGTGGCGAAGTTGCATCCAGCCGCACACAAATAAATGGTATTTCCATTCATCAGATTCTCGACGGGACTGCATGGATGGTGACCACATGTAGCGGGTACAAAGAGGACCAGCATTGATCCCATAACGTTGCGATAAATATCAACACATACAACTCCTGCCGTGGAAAGGACTTGTATGGCTTGATCCATGGGCTCTGCTATAGGTATTTAGTTTAGACAAACGGGCATTTCTAAATGCCCGTTTGCCGCGGCCGCTGGGCATTTTTAAACAAGTTCCAAGCCCAAAATACCGAAGGCAAAATTGCTTAATTCCCATTTGTAATGCCCAGCGGTCTAACACTCATCGTAATATAAGTGAATCACTTCCAATAACTCATCATTCTCTTCTTCAATAATCCTCTCGACCTGCCTATCAATCTCCTCCTTCAGTACGCATAGCCTCGTAGCCATTTCGGGATTTTTCCGCTCCCCCTCGTCATTTATATATAAGTGGGGGTTAAAACGAATGAATATAAATTTACCACCATGTAGCATCATAAGATCGTCGTAACGTAATTCTTCATCATCTGTATTGCGATATTTATGCTGGCTCTCGTCAACTTCTATGCAAAGAAGAGTATTTCCAATCATTGTACGAAAATCAATCCTACGACGGCAGGTACAGTCGGCCTGGCCTGTCCAAAGGGATGTATTATGTATAAAGCTATTATAGTGTTCCGCCAGAAAATTCTTTACTTCTATCTCATAGGAGTTCTTACGAATAAGTGCAGTTCTCGGATCGTCGGGGAAGTTTTGCTCAAAGCATAGCGTGCAGTAATTGGAGTATTTTTTCTTTGCTCTGTGATCATAAGGGCAGTCCATCTTCCCCTTTCCTTGGAAATCTATAAGTCCTAAGCACTTAGGAGAAAGAATATCGATCATCGCTTCCTCCTTACACGATACACAGCAGGTTGCCTTTTTGTCAGATCTATATCCAAACACTGGCTGTGCCCGCCCACACTTACACATTTTAGCTTTTATATTTACCATTTCTGCAGTTTTACAGGATACGCAGCAGCTTGCCTTCTTATCTGTACGTAAACCAAAGACGGGCTGTGCTTTTCCGCACTTACATTTTTTTGTTCGGATATCCACCATGCCATCCGCCTTACATGATGCACAGCATGTAGGTCGAGTATCAGTGGTAAGTCCGAATACCGGTTGTGACTTTCCACACTTGCAACTAGCTCCCGCAACATTCACCATCCCCTCCTTCTTACACTTCACACAGCAAGTTGCTACTGTATCTCCAGGCTTTCCAAATACTGGAACTGTTCCACAGGGACATTTCTTAGTAACGATATTCTCCATCCCCTCCTTCTTACATGTAAAACAATAGCTTGGCTTCTTATCCCCCTTAAATCCAAATGCTGCAGATTTTCCACATGTACATAATTCGAGTGATAAATTAATCATCCCTTCCTTCTTGCATAATTTACAGCATCTAGCTTTGTCACCTTTAATGCCAAAACAGGGGACGGCCTTACCACACATACACTTCTTATTCTTAAGGTTCACCATCCCCTCCTTCTTACAATCAGTGCAATAGTCCGCTCTCTTATCTTCTGGCATTCCATAGCTTGGCATGTGATTCCCACATTTACAGCGACGATCCGCGATATTTGTCATCCCCTCCTTTTTACACTTTCCGCAACATGATGCTCGCTCATCCTTTGCAGCGAATCGTGGCGTTGAAGAACCACATACGCATACACCGTATTGCGTTTTTGCACCATTTTCTTTACCATGCGTCATACAGTATTCAGGATTTCCAAATGTAAATCCATAGGTGGCTTTACATTTGCAGCTTTCGACTTTGCACTCCATTCTATAGAGGAACGGGAGAATTTATTTATACCGGAGAGGTTAAACTTTTTCTGGTAAAATCTTGCATAAGTTGGGTATTTTTTATTTTTTAGAGTTTAAAAACTCGCATGACGCGATTATGTCATAAATTAATGATTTTCCTTGTTTTTGATGGGCGCAAGGACTAATTTTACGCTCCCTAAGTTAGCTACAGTATACTCGAGTATCAGCGGATAATCGTTTTTCAGAAACATTTGTATCGAAGGGCAGAGAGTCGTGCACTTTGTAAAAAGGACCAGGTGCTTCAGCTGGAAAATGCCCTGGACGACCTCATTGGCTGAACCAGACTTCTGAACCTTCATCGTATTGTTGTTTTCTGACATGATAGTCTCCTGCTCAGCGAAGTCGCCCTCGCACCTGAAAACTAGGTCAGTACCGGCCGAAGTAATCTCTACGTCCAGCTTCTCACCCAGAGTGTTCATGTCGCGGCAGATCTTCTGCAGATCGACCGATGGCATGTGAATAATGTTGCTGAAGTTCAGGTTGGGTATCTGAATCTCGTCAATGTTCGTGTCAAAGAGTTTGAGGAAGTAGTTCGTGACCGTCGACTTCTCGGCGTTCTCCATGCGAATACCCAGCTTGTTGGGATTGGACGCAGGCAGATAGAGGGTCAGGGAATCATTGTTACCCATAGTCTTGATGAGCTTGAAAAAGTAGATCATATTCACTCCGAGAATGTGCTTTGCAGGGCAGAAGTAGTTCTCGAAGCGGTCATGAAATAGACGCAGATAGACGAGAACGGTGTGAGTCTCATCGACGGACATGACCTTGATGCCGTTCGAGTCGATCTCCAGATTGGCCTCGGTAAGAATCTCCTTGAGAGCTTCCACAAGTGTACGGAAAGAGCCAGATTGGACAGTTCTGATTTCGAACAGATTTCCGTTGGAATTGGTCTTGGCTGTACTCATCTATAGCCCGGAGTCTTTCTGTGTTTAAGCGAACGACCGCGATTATTTTTTCTTGTTCTCCGCCGTGTGTTTAAAAGGCTGTGTCCTTGGCGGAAGGCGAGAGGGAGAAGGAGGCCGGCATTCGTAATTCCATGATATACGGAAAAATAGTAGCCACCCTTTTGCTTACGTTTAGCTGTTTTTGACTTGCGGTCAGACCTCCCGACCATTTACTTAGTTTAAAGAAATATATAAAGTAGACTTTAGAAATGGCAGCCATCACCTATACTGCTACCCCTTCCACTGCACAGGCCACTGATACCTTCTACACGCTCAAGGGTCTCGTCGCCGATACATCCGCTACCGATATATCGATGCTTTCCACCGTAAACTACCCTCCTGACCGCGTTCCTCTGCAGGATGCGGCCGGCTACGATCTGCCGAATCCTACCAACCAGATTATTTTCAAGAACCAGCCTGTCTCGTGGTGGATTGCCATGATCAACACGGGTTCGATCAAGTATACCCCTGTGAGCAACACTGTCAACTGGGCCTATAATGATGCTGAGTCAAATGTCATCCATATCCACATTGACATCAGTATGGCGATGATTCCGAACAAGACAGACAAAGTAAATAGAAATATGGAGACGAAGGTTACGACGATTACGCTGCAGGATAATGGCGTAATGAATATGTCACAGACATTTTCGGGTATGATGTTTTAAGTTACTGTAACTCCATCTACATTCGGCAAAACCGTTTCACAGGGGCTATCAATTATATCGGCCGGCTCATCCCGATACTTTGCATATACACCAGCATTGAGTACAGCGAGACCCTTTTCAACCGCAGCTGGAAACTCAGGAGGAAACTCGGTAGAGAGAAAGTTCTTAATCTTTACCGGCTTCAGAATCATTGCATCATTTATACAGGGAATGTACCATTCTCCACGATTCCTTTGCAAACACACAAACACGGGATCATAGACCCGCCAACCGATTTCAATCTTTCCATTTGACCGTACAACTGGAAACATAGAATTCTTATCGATAATCATCTGTAACATCTCTCCAAGACCAGGCAGTAACATGGCATCGCTCAGACGAACGAGCGAATGCTTGTGCATATATGCATTACAGTCCCTCAGTCCACACGCATAATGCTCGTCGCATGTCAAGATGCCAAAGAGGTATCGCCGCACCTGTACCGTCTTCGTATCGATCTGCCCGCAGTATTCGCATACGCAGGGTCGCATACGCAGAGAATGCGGCGTTATGCTTTTCATCCTGTGACTTGTTTGGAAGGGTGCCTTTGATGTCAACTTTTAACTAATACTTTACCATCGCCTGTGAATATACTCTAGTACTGCCTACAAAGAAGAGTGATACCCCACCCTGTAGAACATATCCTTCCTTACTTTTCTCCATAATCTCTTTTATAAGATCTTTTTTCTGATTAGCTTCAATTACAGTGTAGGATCTTATGGGGGTGAGTCCACTAATCCTATTCACTCTACGCGTCATATTCGGCCTTGCTAAAGTCCCAGTGTTCCGAAGGCTGTGCGCATTACCATTCACCGGATCCATCTACATATGCAGTGAAAAGAAAGGGCATATTCCAAATAAAAGTTGATACGCAAGGCTCCCCCCTTGCCCAGTCCGAAAATGTCAGCCCCTGTAGCATACAAGCAGTTTAGTCACCGTGAGCACATCCTCGAGCTCCCTGACACGTATGTGGGCTCAGTGGAGACGCATGAGGAGTGGCGCTGGATCCTCGACGCCGAGGGAAAGATGGTACATCGCAAGATTGCCTTCAATCCTGGTTTCTACAAGCTGTTTGATGAGCTCCTCGTCAATGCTCGCGATGCCCGCATCCGTTCCATTGGCTCTGCCACTCCCATTAAGCAGATTGCCATAACGGTTGCCGATGAGCCGTCGGGCCTTGTGATCACCGTGGAGAATGACGGCAGCGGCATTCCTATCGAGAAGCACGCCGAGAAGCAAGTCTGGGTTCCTGAGCTTATCTTTGGTCACCTTCTGACGAGCGGGAACTATGATAAGGCCGAGGAGAAGATAGTCGGTGGTAAGAATGGCTATGGTGCAAAGCTAGTGAATGTATTCTCCCACGAGTTCAAGGTCGAGGTCCGATCTTCGTCGGGGTCGGAGGGTGACATCCAGAAGTACACCCAAGTCTGGACCGATCACATGTCAAAGTGCGGGAAGCCCAGCATCAAGAAGGATAAGGGCAAGGGCTTTGTCCGTATCACGTACACGCCCGATCTGACTCGCTTTCTCGGATTCGACAAGGACACTATGCTCAATGTTCTGAAGACACGTACGTACGAGCTGGCAGCCCTCTGCGGAAAGGATGTTAAAGTGACGTGGAATGGTTCCGCCATTGCCTCGAACACCTTCGAGAAGTTCATCAAGCTATTTCTCCGCGAGGGCTCTGCAAGCCTCGTGTATGAGGCGTGCGGCCCTCGCTGGGAGGTTGCCGCCGTCCTCACTCGCTGCCTGTACGACGACGAGACCGGTACGGACGACGGCTCTCGCTCCGTCAGTTTCGTCAACGGTATCAACACCAAGAAGGGCGGCAAGCACGTCGACACGGTGGTGCGAAACGTACTAGGCGATTTCTGCGAGGCCGCCGCAAAGAAGAAGGTCCCTGTCAAAGTGGGGCAGATCCGTGACGCGGTCGTCTTCTTCGTCAATGCGACGATCGTGAATCCGTCGTTTGATAGTCAGACAAAGGAGACTCTCACGACTCCCGCTGCCAAGTTCGGCAGCGTGTTCAAGCACGAGAAGCTTTCGGACGGGCTCATGAAGATCGGTCTGCTCGAGGAGGCCCAGTCAGCCCTCGAGGCCAAGAGTGCCAAGGATGCCAAGCGGACGGACGGGTCCAAGAAGAAGACCCTGCGTGGTCTACCCAAGCTGGTCGATGCACTGTGGGCCGGCACTGCAAAGAGTCCCGATTGCACGCTCATTCTGACCGAGGGAGATTCAGCTGCCACGTCGGCGATTTGCGGCCTGAGTGTGGTGGGTCGTGAGCGGTTCGGCGTGTTTCCTCTTCGCGGTAAGCTGCTCAATGTGAAGGACATCTCCCAGGAGAAGTTCAACAAGAACGAGGAGCTCACGGCAATCAAGGCGATCCTTGGTCTTCGCCAGGGCTCGAAGTACAAGGATAAGAAGGATCTGCGGTATGGTCGCGTGATGATCATGGCGGACCAGGACCATGACGGGTCGCACATCAAGGGTCTCCTCATGAATCTGTTTCATACCGAGTGGCCCGAGCTCCTGCAGCTGGGCTTCCTGTGTTCACTGGCAACTCCCTTACTGAAGGCGTCTCGTCGCTCGGAGTCTATCTCCTTCTACAGCAACGGCGAGTTCGACGCATGGAAGGAGCGTATCGGTTCAACTGCGGGTTGGACCATCAAGTATTACAAGGGGTTGGGTACGAGCACGAAAGAGGAGGCTCGTGAGTGGTTTGAGCGGCTAGCCGAGATTTACTATGACTGGGACGGTGTGAGTGATGAGTCGATCTCCCTCGCCTTCCATAAGAAGCGGTCCGATGACCGCAAGGTCTGGCTGAGCGGCTACAACCCCAAGCGGATCCTCGACATCGGTGCAGGAGGGCGGGTGACCTACACTCGCTTCATCAACGACGAGCTCATCCACTTCAGCAATGCTGACAATCTGCGATCCCTGCCGAATGTCATTGACGGTCTCAAGCCGTCGCAGCGAAAGATTCTCTTTGGCTGCTTCAAGCGTGGTCTGCGGTCTGAGGTGAAGGTGGCCCAGCTGGCCGGCTATGTTTCCGAGCATGCAGCCTATCACCATGGCGAGGCATCCCTGTGTGCAACCATTGTGGGCATGGCCCAGAACTTCGTGGGCAGTAACAATCTGAATCTCCTTGTGCCACAGGGTCAGTTCGGGTCTCGACTCATGGGTGGCGAGGACAGTGCCTCGGCGAGGTATATCTTCACCTTCCTCGAGAAGATCACCGATTTGATCTATAGAAAGGAGGATATGGGCATTCTCAACTATCTCGACGACGACGGTACTCCCGTCGAGCCGGACCACTACTATCCCATCATCCCCATGCTTCTCGTGAATGGCTGCGTGGGAATTGGTACTGGCTTCAGTACAAACATCCCTCAGTACAATCCTGCCGACCTGGTTGACCTGCTGCGGAATCGTCTCACTGGGAAGATGACTAGCTTCGCTCGCGCATCTCTCAAGCCCTGGTGGTATGGGTTCAAGGGTGCGGTTATCCCTGGGGATGGCGAGGGCAACTGGATTACGAAGGGCGTGTACACATTTGATGACGCTACCAAGTCAATTACCATTACGGAGCTGCCGGTTGGCTCATGGACCAAGGATTACAAGACGCTGCTGGACACCTTCTGTACGGCAACGACCAAGGAGGAGATGGCCCTCGCATTTGGCGACGATGGCCAACCTGTACTAAAGTCATTTGATGACCTGTATACGGATGAGGAGGTCCGCTTTGTCCTCTTCCTATCGGAGGACTACTATGAGGACTGCAAGGCACACCCGCAGGAGTTTGAGAAGCGGTTCCGACTCACGAACACATGGCGTACGAGTAACATGGTGGCCTTCGACAATGACATGAAGATCGTGAAGTACTCCTCGCCCGGTGAGATTGCTGATGCATTCTACGGCCCGAGGCTGAAGGCGTATGAGACGAGACGCCTGAAGGAGATGGAGCGTCTACGGGCAGAGGCGGTGGAGGCCGATGCAAAGGCACGCTTCATCCGAGCCGTGCTGGAGGGTAGTCTGGAACTACGGCGTGCAACGGACGAACAGTTGGTTGCCGCCCTGAAGTCCCATTCTCTACCGGCACTTTCGGGTTCGGCGGATTCAGTGGATGGCTACGACTATTTACTCCGACTCCGTATGGATCGTGTCAAGGCGAATGCTATTGTGGAGGCGGAGGAGTCTGTGGCAAAGGCGAAGGGCGCGGTGGAGGCTCTCGAAAATACTACGGCATCGGCACTCTGGCTCAAGGACTTGGATGACTTTGAGGCAGGATGGATAACGATGTTGAAGAATAGGATCAGCATTCCTACGGCTAAGAAGGCAGTTGCCTCGAAGACGAAGGCGAAACGTTGAGAGTAACGTGTAAAAGCGACAAGCGAAGCGACTGGAAGAGAAGCTAAAAGCTTCTACAAGAACGGCTGGGTCATAGAAAGCGTGCGACTACCGGCACTGCTTAAATGGACGGGATGGGCCATAGGAACCGGCAGGGTGTCAATGTCCTTTAGGTAGTATATGTAATGATCTACGGCGGAAAGAATATGCGGTCCAGACCAGTTCACTACGAGCTGGTTTAATTCATTGACTTGCCCGGGAATGTCCTTCGGGTGATTTTTCGCGTACTGGTAATACATCGCCCGCATGATAATCTTCAATTCGTCAACCGACTGGTCGTCGATCACATAGCCCTTCGGCTGGCTTTTGTCGAAAACATACCGGCGAATAGCGGCCTGTACGGCAACAACGTTCTGCTGGGAGAAAAATGCGTCTGAGAGCGGTCCCTGCTCCCAGGTTCCACGCAACATATCGGCCTGGAAGTTCTGTTCGGCGCTCTGTTGATATCCGAACCCGGGAAAGGATCCTGACTTGCGGCCATCGCCTAACGAATTTGCATATGAGGGGTGCGAAAGGTTAATACGACCATTTCCTTTTTGCATACCCGCCTCTACCATCTAACGGCACTTCGCAGAATTTTTTTCTAAGGAAGAGGTATAACAAATGTCGTCTGTTGCTTCTGGCTTTAAGCAAAACAACTCTGCTTACCTGAGAATCGTCAGCACCATCCCTGTTGCTAACTTCCTCACCTACACGGCTGGCACGGGCTCGGGCGGTGCCTACCTGCCTGGCTCGTTCGCCGCCGTTGCTGCCGACTCTACGTTCGATGTGTCGACCAATCTCCAGGTCGGCAACTCCGTGAAGGACATGGGTAAGACGGTCATCAGCTCGGCTCGTGTGTTCCGCAAGGTTCAGCTGATGGCTCCCGCCGCCAACCCTGGTGTCAGTGGCGGTAGCGTTGCTGGTGCCAGATTCGCCGTGGGCTACCTCGAGGTGGCCAGCGATGCTGGTGACACGGCCAACTGCCTCGCTTAAGCATATAAGGCATACGCTTAACAAGCGACCAAAGGTCGCAGAACAATGTTCAACGAACTACGTTCACAAAGAATATGATATTCTTTATGTATGTATATTCTAGAAAGATGGCGTTGCCAACATTTACCTGGGGTACAACAACGCTCTCCTATTACTTTCTTGCCTACACGATTATAAGTGCGAGTATTGGTCTCTATATGATTAAGTACGCCTACGAACTGAATAAGCCGATGTCTGCTATGATTATTCTGGTTCTGCTGGTTCTGATGTTCGTATTCTTTGGAAAGAGATGGTTCGTGAATGGCCAGCTAAAAGGCACACCTGGAGCCGTAGCATCGCAGGTAGCTGCTGCTTCAGGCCCCTCCGCCGTAGCTGCATCCGGCCAATGTGGAGGAACAACCCCTGGCCCCAAACCGACCTTCTGGCCCCCTATCATCAACGCATGCCCCGACTTTATGACAATTGATGCAATGGGCAACTGTGCCGATACCAATTTCTTATATGGAGAAGGCTCTCTTCTATTCCCTGCAAAGCAGCCCCCCAGCACAATCTGCACCATTTTACAGGCTCCGAACAGTGCCCATACCAAGTACGTGCGTTGGGAAGGTGTAGTAGAAGCTGATGGAATATGCAAGGCTGCTAACATTGGCAGAGCCCCTTCTATGTAAGAAAAGCAGAAGGGCATGAATGCATAAATGCATAAATGCAAGAATGCATTTATGCATGAGGGCATAAGAACGCAGTTATACTACATGTAGCATGAAATCCAAGACGATTTCTCTTCATCCAACCATTGAATCCAAGATCCTTGATTGGTTTAAGAAACGTACAACTCCCGCCGTCTTTCTCGTCGGCCCCCCTGGTGTCGGAAAAACGACCCTTGCATATCGAGTAATGGAAATAATGAACCTTCGCATTCGTGAATTCAATGCCTCTCACACAAGAAGTGGGGCCTGTTTTCGCAAGGTCATTCTCCCCCTTCTCCAGCGAGGAGGTGTTATCAATATGATGGAAACGGGCAAGCAGGGAGGACTCGGCGTTATTCTCGATGAGATCGACGGCCTCAGTAGCGGTGAAAAAGGGGGTCTGCAGAGCCTCCTCGCCTATTTACGCGAATGGGTGCCCGAAACTCCAGGCGTCCCCTGTATTTTTATCAGCAATACCATCCAGCAACGTGTCCTTCAGGCCATCTCCCGCTACTGTCTAACCTTCAAAGTCGACTGTGCAGAAGAAGAACATGTGCAGACCCTCCTAGGAACCTCTGTGCCTGAACGCTGGAAGCAGTCAGGCCTCGGTGATCTCCGCCCCCTCCTCCGAGGAGAGTATGCCGGCTATGTACAAGAGGAGGAATATACCCAAATACCCGAGGGCGTAGTACCCCTTGCGAAGTGGTGTCTCTATAATGAGATTGACCCCTTCCTAACCCTCGAAATGGAAAACAATGACAGTAACCTTGCAGGACTCGTTATTGCAGAGAATATTCCAGACCGCCTCCATGCTGTAAAAGGGGATACGAGAGAGGGATGGAATATTTACATGAAGATGTGTCGCTGTATACAGGAATCCGACTATGCTGACTACTGGGCCTTTTTCTATCAGACATGGCGTCTCTTATCCCTGAGCCAGGATGTAAAAATAAATACTATGAATCTCTTTCTTTCGAAGTATGCACCCTACAGGGGCGAGGAGCCGTCGATCGACGCCATTCGCTATACCCCTGTACTAACCAAGCAATCGGCCCTGTTCAATGTATGGAAAGTTCTCTGTGAGCTGGCTGATTCGAAGAAAATACCGATTCGTCTTTCGCCTTATGCACTAATGCTGGAAGCAAATGTGGAGACGGCGATGGGGACAGGCGGTAAGAAACAAGATAAGAAAAAGAAAACGGACAATATGCGGCTACTTCCACACGGCCTACCTACTTGATAAACGTAGGATGGTGAGAGGCTCCTTCCGTCCGATAGTTTGACAGCGTCCTTCTTTCCCTGTTTCCGTCATTCGTATCATATGTGTAGCACTAGGAAATGTTACACCTACGGTATCATCAGGTATAACTAACACCGTTATCTCACCCCTTTCAAACGCAGCCTTCTTATTCATCAGCTGCCCTTGTAACAGATCGACTGCAAGATGTGGAACTTCTACTCGGATGCGATCATAGACTTCTCGCGGCTTTTGACTTGCGATTATTACTTGCCCCTGTATTTCACGTAAGAGGGAAAGAAGAGTACCCATCTTATCGAGGAAGGGGGGGTCTTGTTCCTGGAGTTTTATCAGAGAAGAAGGTGGAAAGTCCGCCCTGCAAATAGGGCACACTGCATTTGTATCGAGCCATCGCAACATACAGCTGCCACAGAAGAGATGTGTGCAACAGGGTGAAATGCAGGGGACTGCTGCCGCTGCCTCTTCAAAGCATATAGTGCAAGCAGAACTCGCGAGAAACCGTTCTTTCTTATACGGGCATAGCAGAGAAGCCATAAATGCCTCCCTGTTCATAGTACGCGGACAAATACTCAGGACAGCTTCTTCTATCTTCCCCTCTTCTATCAGACTCCGTGTCTTTGCATGAATATAGGGTATCTTCGAGGAACACACTATATGCTTTCGTACTACACTTGGAAGTTGCATAGATTGTTGAAGAAATTCTTCGTCCGTCGTCACAACAAAGTAGCTGCGTCCAGGATGTGTCGTCCGCAGAATACTCTGAAAATAGCTATGCGACACTGTCTTATAGACAACTAGGTGAGGATGTTCTTCGGTATATACTGTAAGAAGTTTTTGTAGCGGTTCTTCAAGGCTCTGGAGAAAGTCTGGGGAAAGTTTTTGCAGTATATAGGAGTGGATTTGCTGATTCGCGTGCGTAAGATTCTTATATGTTGCAGAAATAAGCCACGACATTTTACAGCGTATAAAGGGACATGCCGCGGGTATACGAATCATATCAGCCTCATCGTAGACTACACGCTCCCACAAATAATTGGGCATCGTATGTTTCAGGCGTGCTGTAAGTGATTGCAGGAGTGTATTACTAATAAGAGTAATATGGGATTGACTTATTCGGCGTATACATTCCGTGGAATCGACATCCCTCTGCGATTTAATGGTGTGCAGCGTAAACCGAGTCCTCTCGATCTCCCCTTGCCAGTGCAAAAGAAGAAAATAGGGGACGACGATAAGTGTATTGAAGGCATCCTCATAGAGCCTCTGTGTAACACTGTACAGGCTTGGTAGACTGTCACGGTTGAGTGTGCAGAGAGTGTGAATGCCAAAGGGGTGTTCGGTCATCTGGCCAATGTGGCCCAGCATCGTGGCAGTTTTCCCCGTGCCAGAAGGGTCGCCGAGAATCCCGTACGAGGAAACAAGGTGTTCATCGCCAACCCATATTCCCTTGTTGCGAGATTCTTCGATGAGCCGCATTTTTTGTAAAGATAGGATCTGATGGGGGAGAAGGCGTATGTCGATGAGGGGTATGGATTGTTCTGCATTAACGGCGGCTTCGCTAGGCGAAGATATAATCGCTTGACTGGATGAAGACAAAGAGTATTTATGTATCTGATTCATAACCAATATATTACTATATAAGATATCTACAGGCCCCATTCCTTTTAGTATAAACTGCATATACGTTTTTAGGCTGATTCAAAGAATGCTCGTAATGTGGGCGACTTAATGAATTGCGATAGTTTAAACAGGGTCTGCTTCACGAACGGATTCGTCTGTTCCCGCAACTTCTTCTTATTAAATGTATTATCACTGTGGCTTATAACCAGCATGACCTGCAGCGGGTCGAGCTGGATCAAGGGAGTCGTATACGAGGCTAAGAAAGATTTCTCTTCTGCAAAGGCAACTGTCTCATCGTACAAATGAGTATTCGCATACTCCTTTCTCCAGGCCATCGTGCCATTTGTAGCGTGGTTCTTATCGTAGGGGCCAAACTTATAAATCTTCTTTATATCTGTGTAATAAAGGTATATCTCGCTCGACCCGGCCACCTGGATCCCTGGGTTTTGCACGAACTTCTTGACGACGTGGCTGACCCGCTTCGGCGTATAGAAATCGTCGTCGTCCATGGCAACGAGGATCGACCCCTTCGCCTCCCTGTTCAAGATATTCCGCTTTGCCCCAATCAGGAGCTTCTCATTCATGCGGATATAGCGAACATTGGGAATGCCACACGCATCAAATACATCTTTTACACAATCCTCACCATCATCAAGGATGATCCATTCCATATATTGTTTCGGATATTCTTGTGATTGATAACACTCTATAAGAGACGGAAGAAACCTGCGTCTATTATAGGTAGGGGTGAGGACAGAAACAAAGGGGTGGGACATCTGTTCTTGTATATTTCTATTTCTTAGACCCTTCTTCTGCATTCGCAGCAGCGGCAGCAGCAGCAGCGGCAGCGGCGGCAGCGGCCGCGGCGACGGCAGGGTCTGCAGCAGACGGGGGCGACGTGGAACTAGAGGGCGGAGGCGGAGGCGACGTGGAACTAGAGGGCGTAAGCACAGCAACAGGCGGTCCAACTTGTTGCACAGTTTGTGCAACTGCCTTATCGCGGCGAGCAGCTGTTCGAACCGCCGCCGTGGTCTCATCAATCGACGCCTCTTCCATAACAAGGGTTCCTATATCCTCTGTAGCGTGCTTAATATGCAATGCCTCGCGTAACAATTTCGGAATATCACCATGTGACACTAATCTGTCATAATTGAATGCCTCCGTAGAAGAACGAATAAAGTCTCTCATTTCGGCTGACGCTGGGTATGTAAACAGAGTTGGAAAGAAGGATAACTCATTGTAGTTCGGATCCTCTCGCAAGGGTAAAATAGCTTTTAGAAGCGGGGGAAAGACAGAATCAGGAAAAAAATACGGACCTATAAGACATCTATACAAATAATATCCAATTATAATAAGCCCAAATATTCCATTGGTCCCCAAAATATTTGATCTTGTAAATGGCATTGATGCAAATTTAATCAAAAAGTACAGAGTATATACAAATGCCAAAATACGAAAGGCCGGCGGTTTGTGCAACAGGTCATTTGCCGAGTATGCGGCAAGGATTACAGCTACAATATAGACCAAGGCACCAAATATATAAGGCCATTGAATATTAAAAATACGCTTGCATTTTTGATAAAAGGTTTCATGCGGAATATCTTCAATTGTAAAATCCTTTACAACCGTGGCATACGTTCTCTGTACTGCAGCAATATAGGTATTGGATGACTGGTGCGGTACACGTACAATAGATGATGACAGATTATTCCATTCATTTGAATTTGTAAATTCTGTCTTACACTGGGCATTCTTATTTTTACATTGATATAGAGTATTATTAAAGTTTACGATTGTGTTATAAAAGTATGTTTTGTTTGCATCTGTATTTGGGTTGAACTTGACAATATTTGAACTGAGCTGCACGTAATTCCAGTAATTAGAATTCACCTCAATATAATTATCGACTTTTGTAAGAACAGGATTTACATTCGATGACGATTGGACAGACACATATATAATACCATCCTTCTTTACTAGTTGGGGTGGTGCGTATCCAAGAAGAGAACTCCATGTAGGAATATTTGTTTCATCGAGGGTAGGTGACCGACTAGATGAAAAATAGGACAGAGGATTCCCCCCTATCCAATTCATGCCAGCATCTAAGCCAACATTAATAGGCTTTAGAATCGAGTCTGGATTTGATATATTTATATCTTTTATTGAATTCGTTATACTATTTACAGCAGAGGATTCTGCAAATAGGTCATAACTATCTTTTACCGGCTGTAGATAACTTTTAAGAGTCAGATATCCAGGGATATACTCCATCTAGAAGTCATACCTATAATTTCGCAGCCGCTATTACGTGGCATACTTCTTACTGCCCATGCCAGATTCTATGAGGAAGAAGTTGAGATTCTCCACATAGACATCAATCGTGTAAATATAGGTCGGATTGACAGGGAGGGGGTGTACACGCACATCAAGCTGGAATCGATTAATACGACTAGAATTAATGGAGCCAGCCGGCTGCGGAGTCGGACTATGCAATTCGAAGGTATAAATAGGAATTCTACGATTGGCCCCGCCCGATAAATATCGGTAGGGTGTAATATCCGTAAAGAACTGTGTCTCCTTGTTATCCTGGATAGGATTTCCATCTGAGAGAACTCCTAAATACTGCAAGATATCGGGCTGGCCTCCAGGAATACTAACACCCGATGAATAAGGAATACCACCCGCCGGTCCCACCGTATCCTGCTTCGGTCGATTCGGCCAGTCCCACCAGTTCGTAAAATTATCGGTACGATTTCTGTAATATTTACTATCGGATCGCCTGGGAAGAAGAACAAGACGTGTAATAGGGTTGTGTATATATAGGTCGAGTAGAGTATTCGACACAATTTCATTGAAGGAGACCCGTGTGACTTCGCGCATAATATACATGAGAGGGGTGGTAGCAAAGAGTTTCTGCTCCTGTTCAGGTAAGAAGACATAGGTAGTGTGTAACATGGGGTTGAAGGACCAGCGATTCAATTCATCGGGGTTCGTATTCACGTCAGTGAGGAACTGACGGATCTGGACCGGTGCATCGGAAATATTATTATAGACCGGCTTATTCGGATTGGCCAGTACACTGGCAGGGTCTACTGAATACCCAGGAGCCATGCGAAACCCCCTTGCATCTAATGTCGTATACAGCTCTCTCGCGGGACGGAAGATAACTGTGATCGATACGGGGTATACTTGCAGGCCGACCAGAGGAAGAGCCTGACCCTCCTCCGTAAACCAGAAGGGGATCGGGACATAGACCGTTGTCGCAGGAATCGACGGGTTATTCGTCTGGGTACGGGCGGTCGTATCGGCAAAAACGGTGGGGTATTGCGGAGGAATGATAGCCGGATTTCCGTAAATTCCTTTTGCAGGGTCCGTAAGCTCAGGCACGTCACCAACAAGACGCTGCCACTTCTCATAGGCATCCTTCGGAAGATCAAGCATCGCACGGGCCATGAGATACTCGCCCGTGAATTCCTGTACCTTGTTCGGACCAACTGTCACATATACAGTGTCGATGGCCGCCGCACCCACGGCCCTAACCCACTGAAATTCACTCTCGTAGACACTCCCTTGGCCCGGATCCTGATCGATATTTTCCCCCGAAGCAGCAAGGTGCTTGCTGTAAATTGCCGGCAGTGAAAAGGAAATGAAGATATCATTTACAAGATCTCCCTTGCGATCGACCTGTGTTGTTACCTGAACCGTCTTATCGTAGGGGTAAACGGTAGGACCCTCAAACGCCTTTGTTATCGTTTCCGTCGAAAAGTGCGTGTATTTCTTAAAGGTCTTGTAAAAATAGGTCATATCTGGATTTCCAGATAAGATCACATTTTGTGTACCGTATGCAATTAACGGTAATAGACCTCCGCCAGGCATTCTTCTTTACAGCTGATTATATGATATAGCTTTATGTCTTCTATGTCTTCTGCTGTGTCCACCATGTGTCGATCAGATAGGGCGGTGTGACCATATTCGATGTATCCATCTGCTTAGAAGGACCCATGTCCATGAGAGCCAGGATCTCAGCATAACCGATCGCATAGCTGTAGTATACGACATTACTGATCCAGCCCTTCACCGGTCCTAGGATGATAAAGTTCTCACCAGGAGGAATTCCTCTGAGAGGCTGCGAGCCGCCCGAGTTATCAAAATCAGATGCCTTCGCAGCGGGAGTTGAATAGGTAGGCAGAAGATGGAGAGGCTGGTAGTTCTGATAGGCAATGGTGCCCTCGAGAACCAGCTTGTTCGCTAAGTTGCCGTTGATGTATACATTGAGAGTATTATTGGATGAAAGCACAATTGCAAGATGGAACCACTTGTTGATAGGAATTTGCTTCACGTCAATCTTGTTATACCAGCTTGCATACGAGTTCATCATGACGCGTAGGACTGCATTACCCTCCTCGTCACTTCCCACGAATACGGCCGGCCCGCAGAGAGGAAAGGGACCGGAAGCATAGCCCTTATAAAAAGCCGTGTTCCACCCAGGCGTGCCTGTGGTAGTGGGGAACGTTGTGTCCTGCACATAGAGGAAGGTGGAATAGGAGAATTCAATGCCGGTTACCTGATTCTGGGATACAGGGAGGTACTTCACGTTCGACTGACTCGTGGTGATATCCTGTATAAAACTCACGGCCGTCTGCCCTGTTACAGGATACACTACTACACGTGACCCAGTGAAGGCAAGATATGTTCTCCAAAGAACCTCAACGCCCATATAGATAATGTATATGATGGCCACGGTGACGATGCCGTAGATTATTTGTGGAAAAATATCAGATGTTGATACGTCCATTCTACATGTGCGTATCAAATTCTATGGTTGTTAAAACGTTATCAGTTATTCAACGCTAGCCGCTTACGAGCTTGCATACCCCATGCTGAGATCTATGTTGGTAGTAAACAGATTTCCAAAAATCCCCGTCGAGGATGTAGACGGGCCCGCCTGATAAATGCCCCAGATCGTATCGGGAGTCAGGGCGTAGTTATAGTAGTCGGTCGTCGAGAACACACCATTAATCTTGCCAGACGTGGAATTCTGTCTGCCCACCGTAATGGTTCCCTTTCCGTCGGTCACGCCCAGGTCATTCAGAGCAAGATACACACACGATCTGCTCAGCTTTCCATCGACGTAGACGTCGAGGGTGCGGCCATTGGCAACAACGCCAAGAAGCACCCAACGCTGGTACTCAATGCCGTTGAGGATATCGCACTTATCACTGGAAACGACGGGGCTGCCCGCAGTCTGGTTCGCGATATACCGACTGGCTGTACCGTCGTTCGGGTCCGTCGTGCTCTGGCGAATCACGAGTGTGCCGTTGAGAGGCTTGATACCGATGTAGAGCAGCGTCTTACTGGCCGACGTGATATCGAGAATATTCAGCGTCGACAGACCGGACGTCGAGGGTGTTGTGCCAAAGACACTGACCCACAGCATTACGGAATACTGGCCACCTGAAGAAAGGCCTGTGGCGGCCGGAATCTGAGCAACCGCAGATTCATTCGGGGCACTGCCGCCCGTAGCAGGAGTCGAGCTCGAAGCACCGAGAGGCTTTGCCGCATCGCACCGAACAACCCCCGATTTTAGTGCAGACTGATCAAGGACGAAGGTCGGTATAATGTTTACACTCGATGCAGTCGAGTTCGACGAATACAGGAAGGTGTATACGTAGTAAAGGATAAGGAGCAGGACTATGAAAAAGATTACACCGCCAAGAACCCCTCTAGAGTTTCTTGCATTTGCACCATAACCACTCATTCTGTAGTACGGTTAGAAAGCTAACTAACATTGCTTGCGTACACTGCAAAAGGGGTGGGAGGCTGGACGACGGGCATGCTGGAGCCAGAACCGCACGTGCCAAAGAAGCATGGTATAACAAATCCCATGTCAAAGGCAAGGTCGATGCTGTTTTGTGCATAGGGCAGGCCGGTCGAATCGACGAGACTCGCCACATCTGCCTCCACATCCTGCGATGTGCGAGACGTGAGAGTGGTCGAAAAGAGTCCAATCGTCCCACTCCAATCGGGTAAGCCGCCCGCATACCACATATCGGACTTGTATGCGGGAACCGGTGGGTACTTTAGATATACACCTGTAACAGCCTTGGCCCCGTAAAATACATCAATTCTACGTCCCTCCTGCACAATGGTTACGACCGTCCACTTCTGCAACGGAATTGCCGGAAGGGGGATGGTTTCAAAGTACATGTTTGATTCATTTGCAGTTTTAATCTTCAGAAGTGTGGGAATAAAGGGGCGATCAGACTCGGACGTGTAGCCGGATGCCCACAGTTCCACGCACGTACCCATCCATAGAAGCTTCGACAAGTAGTTCGATTGCAGGGTGCAGTTTCCACAGTCATTTTTACCGCTGCACTGGCATACATTGTAACTATAGTCATCGCATGACTGGATAAGGCGATTTGAAATGCCGGTAGCAGTGGCCACATCACAGTCGTCGACCTTCGCCACAGTTCTTGGGGCACCGTTTATATAGATAGCAAATCGCAGAGCCGACGGTGTTTTCATATTCCATGGGAGTTGTGCATTTGTCAGAACATTTGACTCTGCGGAACTTATATCGTAGACCTTTGTCGACCGAGAAGATGAGCCGATATAATTAATGGTCAAGTATGCTGCGATACCGACTATTACTATACCAATGAATACCTCCAGTATCATATCTATCATGAACAAGTATTAGATGTTGTGGAAGCAGCCACTCCAAAATTAGCAGCTGTTGTGAGTGCAAGAGGGACTCCAGCTATCTCATTGTAGGTAATAGGACGATTCCAGATAAGCAGATTCTGTACATATCCGCACTTATTCTCTCCCTTGAATGTATTCGGGAAGAATTGCTGGGGGCTGGTGTCAGAGAAGTTTAGCAGCATCTGCGGGACCTTCGTCTGCGATACCTGCACACCATTCAAATAGAGCGTGAAAGAATTCGTCTCGACAACCACTGTTACACGGAAGGGGGTGTATAGGGGTACATTTCGTATAGGAAAGCTGCTATATCTCGTAGCCGTTTTGCCACAGAAGAATGTGATGACCACGTCATTTGTCTTTGATAAGTAGCCGATCATGGAAACCGGTAAGGCGGCCATAGTGTCTTCAATCGATGTTATAGGGGCAGTCTTAATCACCCGGTAGTTGGAGGTGGGAGAAGGAGATGAGGAAACCGATGTACCCGCTGACTGACTTGAAGAAGTTACAGTACATGCTGGGGTTTTAGGAGCAAGGCCCGTCTCTCCATCGGTCGATGATCTTGGCGTAAGACTTGTCTGGGGCTGGCCCGCCTTGTAAAACAGCAGCTTATCGACGTAGGAGCTTGTCGACATATCGGTTATGTATAAATCGATAGAGAAGCTGTATTGTGTTATAAAGTCATAGGAACGTAAGGGATCCGCTAGATTTGCAGGATCTGGTACCATATCAGTAACAAGGGGTTGCGTTCCCTTATTCCAATACGTGCTGTATCCAGACGTTGTAGCAAGGGGGACTAGGCCGGTACCGCCAGGGGAGAACTGAAAGATAGGGCGTACCGTATAGTGTATAAGAACGAGCAGGAGAAAGATGACGAAGCCGTATAAGAATAAATAGAAGAGAACCTGCAGAACATAATTTCCACCGGAAGATATGCGGGGTTGCTTGGATCCGAATGCAGACATCGCAGGCATTCCAGACATTCCAGCAAGAGCAAAGGCCGGCACGCCAAAGGTCGAGGGGTTCGCTGGGGCGGGAATCGGAACGGCAGGCTTCTTAGCATTTGTCGTTGGAAAGGTGAAGGCTCTTGCGGCCTGTACTGGAGCACCCCATATGGAACTAGGTGCTGAAGGACTAGGAGCCGAGGGACTAGGAGAAGGAGCCGAGGAAGGCACAATTGCACCTAAAAGCGGAGTAGCAATGTCGCTAATAGCGTGTGTAACATATTTTTGAATAATTCCTGGTCTCCTATTCTGCGCCATCTGATGTGTGTGTAGTTCTCTTTTTTGC